GAGTTAATTGAGACCAAATATGCAGCCATTCGCCATAATGTTTATCTATTTTTTGCCCTCCAATTTCAACTTCCGCGTATTTAACAATACCTTCTCCTAAATATTTTATCCATTTGGCAATGCGACCTGATGCAACTGTAGTCTTGCCTATTTTTAAATGTAATAACATTTTGTGAATTAAATCACCATTTCTTGAAACGGTACAAGATATTTTTTTGCCAAAATTAGCAGTGCCATTAAATGTCTGTTCAATTGATTCTACAGAAAAATTAGTATGTCTTCTATAAACCACCTTAAAAAAAGTTATTTGAGGATTTCCTGTTAAATAAATGTCTTGTGCTCCGTATGCGACTAATTGCATTAATCCACCTCCCATAATTATATTATAATATAAGATAATTATTTAAATTTTACGCATATTATTAAAGTTTATTATAATTTTAATATTTCAATATTATCACTATTAAAAATATCAATATTATTCGTATTATTTACTATAAATTTATCTAAAAAGGTTTCTGAATGGAAATCTTTTATAATATCTCTATCTGATTTAGTAAATTCATATTTATTATTTTTTATTTCTTTAACAGTCCAACCATCTTTTAATGCGTTATATAAAAATATCATTTTCAGTAATTTAAGTTTACTTTTATCATCAATATTATTAATATCAATAATCATTATTATTATTATTAATAAATTTTCTATTTATTTTTTTAAAACGAATTATTTATAATTTAAATTAATATAAAGGGATTGTTACTATTATATAAAACATATAATGGTCTTTTTGAAAAATACTAACAAAACTAAACAAAAAACTAAACAAAATAAATCAACCTTATCTGTTTACCACCAAAAGCACATTAAAAAATTAACAAATAAAGAAAAAAAAACACAAGCACAACAAAATCAATTAAATGAATTACAAAAAAAATTAAAAATTCAAGAAACAAAAAATATACAGGACCCTAAAGAATTACAAAAAAAACTAAATATATTAGACAATATAAATTCAATAAGTAAAAAATTAAAAAACAATAATGAAGACGATTTAGATGAGTATTTATTAAATTCTTCACATTTACTTTTTAATTACTATGATAACAATAATATTAATGGTTCACATTCATATTCTGAAAATAAAAAGACCGTTCTTGATTTTTTCTTAAAAAAAGATAATAAAAAAACCCCAACCAATAATAAAAAGTCTCCAAATACTAATAACGCCAATAATTTTAATAAACCTAAAATATCTTCAAAAAAAAAAATAATGAATGAATATTTATCATCGGTCTTAGAAAACCATGTCCCAGATATCAATGACTCTAAAGTAAATACTGATATTTGTTCGAAATGTAACGTACTTAATGATTATAATTATTCAAAAGGATTGATAATATGCCCCTCTTGTGGAATACAAAATAGAATATTAGTAGAAAATGTCACACCTTCTTATAAAGACCCTCCACGGGAGATTACCTATTTCGCATATAAAAAAATAAATCACGCCAATGAATTTTTATCGCAATTTCAAGCAAAAGAATCAACTGATATAGATAGTGAAATTTTTGAAAAAATAAGAAATGAAATTAAAAAAGAATCTTATTTAGATATTAACAATATTTCAAATATTAAAGTGAGAGAAATATTAAAAAAATTAGAATTAACTAAATATTATGAACATTGTAATTATATTACTAATAGATTAACCGGAAAGCCCGCACCTATATTGGATACCATAACTGAAGAAAAATTACGAAATATGTTTAAAGAGGTTCAGGGTCCATGGTTAAAATTTTGTCCAAATGAAAGAGTTAATTTTTTTTCCTATCCATATATATTTTATAAATTTTTTGAATTATTAGATATGGATGAATATTTAGAGTATTGTAGATTATTAAAGTCGCGTGAAAAATTACAAGAACACGACCAAGTTTGGAAAAAAATATGTAAAGAACTTAAATGGCAATATATACCCACCGCATAAGTTTATCATTCAAGAAATTCAGAATTCTTTTTTTCTATATTATTTCCGTGTGGATATTTATTCCAAACACTTTTTTCATTAAACATATTATTATACATATTTTTTAAATCTATTTCGGCATTTTGCTCTTCATAAAAATTTCGGGGTATATATCTATACTCTATTTTAGGTTCTCCGCAATATTGTTTTTGTTCCATATATCCTATAACTATTAACAGTAATCCTATTATTAGTATTAATAATGATACGGACCTCATAATATTATTATAATATTATATTATAATAATTTATTTATTTTTATTAATTATTTAGTTGTTCTTCTTTTCTTTTTAACCAGGTGTCTTCTGATTCCATCATAGAAGTATTTTCTTCCGTATTTACCCTTACTTCTGTAATATCCGCTAAATTATCAGTTGTACCATTTTTTAATCCCTCTATTTTTTCTTTTTTTTGTTTTTCAGCCTCTGATTTAGCATAATCAATATTTTCCTGAAAATGTATATCTTTCATTTCCTTATTCTCACGGTATTTTTTGACTAAATTATTTAATTCTGATTCACCGTATTCTTGGTTTTCAATTTTATGCGGATTAGGATCCCAAGGTAACCAATATCCAACCTGTCCAATAAATACATTGAAATTAGGATCCAATTTTTGTAATTTTTGCGAACGATGTTGTGCTTCTTTTAATGTATCATATACACCTCTCACCTTTAACCCCCTTACTGTTGTTTGAAAGTCATTTTTTTCATAAAATTCCTTTTCTAATTTATCTTCATTAATATAAAGAAAATCTTTATATGTTTCTTGGATTGTATTTTCATCTAAATCGTATTTTTTAGCAATAGTTTTTAAAAAACTATTAACAAGAAAAACTGATTTATTATTTAATACATTCTCAGGGGATACAAATGATAAGCAAGCGTAATTCTGTCCTCGTACTTGAGAATCTACTTCAAGAAAATCTTCTTTTATTTCTGTCATTTATAATTAATTAAATTATAAAAAACTTTAAGTAAATATTTTTTTTCTCTTATATATAATATATAAAATGGAAATGATGAAAAAAGAATTAAACGATATCCAGAACGCTTTTGATTTACAAGAAGTTGTCAAAAGAGCCGTAAAATATTTAATTGAAGGTGGTGCAGTAGCCGTTGCCGCATTTTACATTCCAGAAAAACAACCGAAAATTGAAGAAATTGTAATGATTGCCATTACCGCTGCCGCTACATTTGCTTTATTAGATATGTATGCTCCCAGTATAGGAAGTGCCGCTCGCCAAGGTACCGGTTTCGGTATCGGTGCTAACTTAGCCGGTTTCCCATCAATGAGATAGATTCACTTTATTATATAACTAAATTCATATAATATTTAGAAAATAATATTTATTTTCAATATATTCGACATCTCATATTAAATATAACTAGTATTAAGAAGAATCCACTTATATTTATTAAGAAATAACCACTTTTATATTTAATAATCTATTTATTAAGAAAATTTATAGAAATAACCACTTTTATAAATTTTTTATTAGATATTAAAATTTCTGGAAAGTTTTTAAAATTAAAAAATCCCCCCCCCCTCATATCAAAATATAAGTTTTTTATAAGTTTTTTATAAGTTTTTTATAAGTTTTTTATAAAAAACTTATATTTATTTTTGAAAATTCAACGATTAATATTTAATAATAAGGAACTTAGTTAATAAAAATAAATTAAAATTAAAACAAAGATAAAAATAAAAAGCGTCAAAAAGCGTCAAAAAACACGAAAATATAGGAAACTATTGATAATTAAAGCATATATATACTATAGTGTTTAACATATACTGGTAAAAACCTGCTTAAAAAACAGTTAAAAAAAGGTGTCAAAAAATGTCAAAAAATGTCAAAAAATGTCAAAAAAAACCCAGATTAGGAATAATTTATGAGTTTAAAATATAAGAAAAAATAAAAGCGGAGGACTTTCTCCTAACTAAAATATAAGTTTTTTATAAGTTTTTTATAAAAAACTTATAAAAAACTTATAAAAAAAGGTGAATATTTAAAGATATAACGAGCATTAAAAATATCTATTATGCCAAAATATATTTGCCCAAGATGCAAGTATTCTACTAATATTAAGACACATATTAAAAATCATTTTAAACGCAAACACCCTTGTCGTGCGATTGTGGAGGATATCAGTATCGATAAATGCATTACGGCATTAAATGATAATAAATTAGACCTTTTATTAAATAATCACAAAAAGCGTCAAAAAAGTGTCAAAAAAGTGTCAAAAAAACCGAATACTAAATCATATAATTTGAAATTTACTTGTAAATTTTGCGATGAAAGGTGTAATTCACGACAATCACTACATTATCATATAAAAAACAGTTGTTTATATAATAATAGTAAAACCGATGAATTAGAAAAACAAAATTTTTTAAATCAATTTAATAAAATAATGAAAGTTCAACTAGATGCAAAAGATATGATAATAAATGAATTAAAATCACAAATAGAAGTGTTATTAAAAAATCAAGGCAATAATAACACTCATAATACGCAATATAATATATTATTAAAATCATTCGGCAGTGAAAATACTTCATATATAACCAGTAATTATGTTCATAGTTTAATTAACGACGGACCGGTTATGAGTATACCGAAATTATTGAAATATATTCATTTTAACCCAGAACATTTGGAAAATAGAAATGTTAAAATACCTAATAAAAAACAAAATTATGCTCAAATATATAATGGCAAAGATTGGGAATATAGAGATAAGAGAGAGACAATTGATAATATGACTCATATGGCGTATGGTATAATTAATGAACATTATGTTAAAGGAGAAAATAAATATATGGATCAATTTTTAGCAAATTATGGAACTCAAGATATAAGTATATCTAAAAGAATTTTAAGAGATACTGAATTAATGATAATAAATAATCAAACTAGTTTTAATGAGAATTTATTAGTCGAAAATAAGTAATAAACTTTATATAGATACTAAGTTCTATTTATTAATTTAATTCGGTGGTATAAATAATAGTTAATTATATATTATATATTAAAAATATAGTTAATTATTATTTTAATGAGTTATTGCGCGTCAAGTTGTGTATGCCGCGATGTCAATATATTAATCAACAGTATTTCAGAAGAAAATTATAATATCGTAAAAGAAATATTTGGATGGTTGGCATGTGTTAGTTCGTCGATTATGTTTATACCTGATATTATATATGCTATTAAAACAAAAGGGGAGAAAACTATAACATTTAAATTTATGATATTATTTATTATTTCTTGTATTTTTTGGTTAATATACGGTGTATTAATAAAGTCTTTATCCACAATTATACTTGAATTATTTTTATTATCTAATGCCTTATTAATGTCTATATTAAGGTGTATCTATTTTTATAGAAAGCACCAACTAAACAAAACTGATATAACTGATACTGATATAACTGATATAACCGGGATAAATGTAAATAATACCGATATAACTAATAGGAGAGTATATACGTAATTATAACACTTGATTTATTATTTCACTAAAAAGATATTTTATTTTTTCATATTTTTTTTTATATGTTAAACTAATAATAAGTTGTTTTTTATTATACAATATATTAATAATTATTGGTATATTATTATTTAATGTTTGACTTTGAATTTTTTTTATTTTTATATTACTATCCGTATTAATTTTTGTAATATTTAAAAATATTATCGGTATTTCCATATTTTTATTGGATGAATTATTTAAATTTATAAACAATTCTGATAAATAAGCAATTAAAAAAGATTTAGAATAATTTGAATATTTACTTTTTTTTAATATTTTACAAATATCTATATTATCCATTCCGTGGAAGATTGGTATAATATCGATGTTATTCATATTATTTATAAATAAAAAATACCCATTCATAAAAATCGATATAGATTTTATAAGAATTCTAATTATATATTCTATATAATTATCTTCTTCAATTATCAATTTTTTAATCTCTTTTTTTGAAAATTCAAAATTAGCGTGGATATATTTTTCACAAACATCATTTTTTTTACTATATGATATATTATTTATTATTTTTGGTAATTTAAGTAAAATTACCATAATAATATAATATATTTCAGATAATAAGTGCAGTCGTTTATCCATAGTATTATAAGAAAATGAATAAGTTTTTGTAGATATTACATTTGTAGAGGATAAAGTTGAAAAAAACTCATCTATACTGGGAATAATATATTGAATATATTGGTTTAAATATTGGTTATAATGTATAACTAATTCTTGATTATCGTGAGTATTTAATAAATACAAAGAGAAGACCGTTTTTATATTGTGAAAATTTTCTGGATTTAATAATACATAATTATTTTTATTATATAAAATAGGATATTTTGCTATTAAAAATTTATATAATTTAAGTAATACGTCTTTTGTAATATAATTTTTCAATTTTAAATAAATCATACTCTCTAATTGATATAATTTACAGAATTTATCAAAATTATCATTATGTTCTATAACGTTTTTTTTACAAGTTTCTGTTAATTTTATTATGATATTTTTCTTTTTAATAGTATAAACATTTTTGGAAATATGTTTAAATGACTTTGGTATATCATACGTTCTATTATCGACAGTTAATATGTTCTCATTAATGTTACAATTCTTCATCAATTTACCATATATAAATTCATTATTTTGCTGAACTCTATATAGAATAAACCTAGATATAGAATATGAAAAGTACAGTAAATGTTTATTATTAGTTTCTACAGAATTATTGAAACTATCTAATATACCAAAAAAAGAATTATATCTTCCTACTAAATTAATACCACTATTAGTATATAAATTAATATTGGTATGTATCAATTTTAAAAAAAAAATATTATAAAATAAATTATTTTTAATATAAAATGTTTCTTTAATTTTAAATTTTTTGGAGAAAAAAATATTCATATTGTTTAAATAATTCCAATCTATAAAAAAAATCCTATTTTTATTATTAAATAAAATCCCCTTAAACTTATTGTTTTTATCGCAACTCGAACCTATATAACAAGTTGTGTTATTTGAATAACAGAAATACAGTGTTGATAAGTATTCATTGTAAGTATAAATTTTATCTAAAGATATAAAAGTGTTTTTATACTCTTTATCAATTTCATTAATATCTATTCCTAAAAAATATTTCATAAACTATAATATATATTTATTTCATAATTAATATAAATACGAATTTTATTGTCTTATACACTCAATCAGTTTATTTTAATATTATATTAATAATATTAAAAATATTTATGTATAGTAAAATGAGCGTTTCAAAACAGTTTATTTTAGATAATTGCGATACCGGTGATATATTGTTATATAATTCAAGAACGATTGTTGGTAGAATTATAGAATATTGTACGTATTCTAAATTTAGTCATGTTGTTATGATTTTAAAAAATCCTATACATATTGACCCTTCTTTGACGGGTCTCTATATAATAGAATCAGGAAAAGAAAATATTCCAGATGTAATAAGTGGGAAAAAAATATTAGGAGTTCAAATAATTCCTCTTGAAAAAGCCCTTGAATACTTTGATAATGCGTATGTTGGTAATTTATATTATAGAAAATTAAATTGTGAACGTAATACAGAATTTAATAATAAAGTTACAAATGTAATAAAAAAAGTAGAAGGTTCTCCTTATGATTTAAATGTTATCGATTGGGTTAAAGCACGTTTTGATATTGAAATTGGTGATTGTCATAAAACAAATACATTTTGGTGCTCTGCTTTAGTTTCATACCTTTATGTTAAAATGGGATTATTAGAACCAGATTTATCTTGGTCATTAATTCCTCCTAAAAAATTTAGTTATTATGAAAATGACCGCTTAACATTTCAAAATTGTACTTTAGAGTGTGAAAAAAAAATTGAATTTACACCCGTGAAACTTTAAAATGGGACAATATATAGTTTAATATTTTATTTATGTATTTATACCTTTGGAATTTTCAGGTGAACACCCTTGAAACATTATTTTATAAAAATATATATATATATATATGATATTTGCTGTAATCACAATTGGAAGGTCAGGTTCTTCAGAATTAATTAAAATATTAAGTTCTAAAATAAACATAATACCAAAACCAAATAATCATTTATATCCAAATGAATTAAAAAAAAAATATGGAAAAAATATAAAAGTCATATTTATAACTAGAAATATAAAAGATGTTGTAAAATCAATATTACAAAGAGAAAAAGATCGCGGTATAAATTGGGTTAAAGCACATTATAAAAATCTTAATAGTGATTTTGCGGATTATAGTAAAATATTAGAAGAAGATACACTCAATTTTGAAAAGTTATATGATTCTTATATTGAACAAAAAACATTTGATGTTCTTTTTATTAAATACAAACATCTTTATTCAAACCATCAAGGGACAAAGGATATGTTAGCATATTTTTTAGATAAAAATTTACAAAACTTAAATTTTCCAATTTATAAAAATGAACCAAATAATTTAAATTTTACATGGGATAACTCATTACAAAATAAAATTGATTGTTTTGTTTTTTTTAAACACATTGAAAATATTCCAATAAGAAAATTCTTTGTTTGTAGTTGGGGGGGAAGTGGCTCTAAAATGTTATGTAAATATTTAAATAATTTTGGTAAATCATATCATTTTCATGATAGATTTATTCCCAATTATATTACTTATCCGTTTATCATAAGAGATAAAGAAAATTGGACTTATGATGATTGTTGTTATTTCAGTGATATAACTATTGAGAATTATAATATTAAAAATTATACAGTTATTTATTTATATAGAAATCCCATTTATTGTATTTATTCCAGGTTTATTAAAAATTCACATTGTAATGTTAAACAACATTTACGAAATATTCTCTGCGATAATATAAATACAACTTTAGATGAAATATTAAAAAAAGAAGAAGATTTATATAAATTAACAGAATTTTATGATAATTTTGTAAATAATAACAATCATTACAATTATGATATTCATTGTATAAAATTTGAACAATTTTTTAAAAAATTAAATGAATTTAATAATTATTTTGGATTAAAAAGTAATATTGAATTGATTGAAAAACCATACAAAAAAAATATGATAAATTATGATAATCTAAATATAATTTACAAAAATTTAATTGATAAACAAGATAAAAATGGTTTTATTTATGTAAATAAAAAACAAGATGATAAAATTAATGCAATCTTCATTCAATCATTTCATAAAGAAATTATAACTGGCGTTTTACAAAATTTTTTGAATAATTTAACCAAATTATCTATTGATATTCCAATAGTATTATTTTTAGATTTGAAATCAAAACAATATATTCAAAAATTAGATAAATATATTCAGAATATTAGTATTGAATATGTTAATGATCTAGAATATAATAACAATATAACAACTATATTTTATAAATTAATAAATTATAAAACTCTAGAATATCCTAAAATTTTATTATTAGAATCAGATTGTATGGTTAAACCAAATTTTATAAATATATTAAACAGCGATATTAAAGGTAGAGATTTCTGGATATATGGTTCTTTTTATTATGGATTATTAAAAAAAATAAAAAAACACATAAATGGTGTTGCTATTTATTATAGAAATAATATTTTCTTAAAAAAAATCCAAAATGTATTTATAAAACAAAATTACATAAATAAAAAAAATGTTAATTATGATTCTATACTTTCTAACTATTGTGATGAAGATAAAGATAAATTAATTGATAGTGATTATATTTTAAATATTTGCGCTAAATTAGATATAAATTTAGATTATTCTAAAATTAAAAAAAAAGCTGTAGTTATACATCAAAAACATGATTTATCAATAAAATATAATAGAACAGAATGGAAATATTTAAAACAACCTATTAAAATAGCCCATCTAATAAATCCCTTTAAATGCTCAAAAGATAATCCTTCTTATTTATATTATGCTCAG